GAAAGCAAGATGAGTTGGGATTAATCAAAGATGCAGAACAAAACGGTAAAACGGGTTCTCCAACAGAAAACGTAGCAAATGCGGTAGCCGGAATCATAATGAGAAATTATGGTAAGGTTGACAATTCAATTTACATAAAGAGAGTAAGTGAAGGTGTTATACCTGGAGGAAAATCAGAAGGTAAAACATTGGTAGATATTGCAAAGAAATATGCAGGAGATTATTACGATTACAGAAACGTATTAGAAACCGTAAAAGAACAAATTAAAAAAGGTATCAAAGTTGAGATGGAACATACATCCGATATAGATACAGCAGCTGAAATTGCAAGAGACCATATTTGGGAAGATTTACATTACTACGATAAATTAGCAAAAGCCGATTTAGAAGAAATGGGTAGTAAAGATGTTCATTTCAAAAATTTAATGGACAAATATCGTTCATCTCAATTTGTAAAAAGAATTAATTCATATCTTTTTGGAAAACCAACAAAAGGAAATGCAGATTTAGTTGCAAGAACACTTCGTAATATGGATTATGGTGAAATTACTCAAATGGAAAAAGATTTAAATTTGAGACCTAATTTGCATGAATCTTTATTAATGGAAGGTGGAGCAGCAGGCCATTTAGCACATCCGTTTGAAGATGAAGCTTTGAAATTTTCCGATATGAAGAAAATGATTCAAAGAGGTTTAGTTGGTGGATTGGATAAAGAAGCTCCTGTTAGTGAGAAATTGGATGGACAAAATATTGCATTTAGTGTAAAGAATGGTAATATAGTTTTTGGTAGAAATAAAGGACATGTTAGAAATAGTGGTGAAAATGCATTAGATGTTCAGGGTATTGCAAAACAATTTGCCGGAAGAGGTGGAATTGAAAAAGCATTTACAGGAGCAGCAGAAGATTTACATGCAGCAATTGGTAAATTAAAACCAGAGCAAGTAAAAAAAATGTTTGGTAATGGTTCTAAGTTTATGAGTTTAGAAATCATTTTACCTGATACAACAAATGTAATTCCATATGGTAAAAGTGTGTTAGTAATGCACGGAACTATTGAATATAATAAAGATGGTGAGCAGATAGGTCGTTCTACGGAAGATGCATCAGAATTTGCAAAAGCAGTTCAAAAAGTAGGTGCAGATAAACAAAAAACATTTGGTATTGAAGGACCTAAAACAATCGCATTTAGTGATGCTGATTCAAAAGAATACGCAAAAAAATCACAAGAATATAGAAATCAATTATCACAAGTTCAAAAACAATTTGGATTAAGTGATAATTCTAAATTAGAAGATTATAGAAGAAAATGGTGGTTGGGTGAAATTAATAGACAAGAAAAAGAATTGGGTATTAAGTTTTCTCCATCACAAAAGAAGGGATTAGTTAAAAGATGGGCAGATGGTGATAAATCATTTGGTGTTAAAAATTTTGAACAACCTGCACAACAACAATGGTTTAGAGATTTTGATGCAAATAAATTACAGGCAGCTCAAAAGCAAATGATTAAACCAATTGAAAATGTATTTTTAAATGCCGGTGCACAAACCTTAAAAAGAGTTACAAATTTCTTAGCATCAAATAATCCAGGTGCAGCAGATGCATTAAGAAAAGAAACATTACAATCTATTAAAGGTATTAAAGATAGTAAAGATGCCGATAAGATTGCAAAATTACAAATAGAATTAGAAAGATTGAATAATATCGGTATGGATAAAATTGTTCCATCCGAAGGTATTGTATTCCAATATGGTGGAAAACCATATAAGTTTACAGGAGCATTTGCACCAATCAATCAAATCAATGGAACATTTAAGTTCGATAAACCTAAGAAAAATGATAGTACCAAAGGACAAGAACCAACAGACCAAAAAGGACCAGAAGAACCAACCAAAGGGCAAAACATTAAAACCACAACAAAAGCCGGTGACCAACAAAAAGCTGAACTTCCGCAGGATGGGGTAAAGGATACGATTGCAATTTTTAGTGGTAGATTCCAACCATTCCATGCCGGTCATTATAGTATCTATGAAGGGTTGGTAAATAAGTTTGGTAAAGATAATGTTTATATAGCATCATCTAATGTACAAGACCCGGTTAAATCTCCGTTCCAATTCAAAGATAAGAAACAAATTATGACTACTATGTTTGGTATTCCAAAAAACAAAGTAGTTCAGGTTAAAAATACATACGCACCAACGGAAATATTAGATAAGTTTCCACCGGATACAAAATATGTAACAGCGGTATCTCAAAAGGATGCAGAAAGATTAGCAAAAGGTGGTAAATACTTTAAGAATTTTGATGAAGTTCCACCTAAGAAAAGAAAAGGATATGAGAAAGAAGGATATTACATTGTTGCACCAGAAATGCAACTAAAAGTAAATGGTAAAAACATTAGTGGAACACAATTAAGAGCAACATTTGGTAGTGATATGTTAAGTGTTCCAGAAAAGAAAAAAATATTCCAACAAATATATCCTAAATTTGATAAAGATATATTTGCAAAAATAGTTGTTACTACTAAAAAAGCAGAACAAGCAAAATCTGCTGGTGGAAAGCAAACAAAAGTAAAACAAACACCAACTTCAAAACCAAAATTAGGGACAACCGATAAATTAAAATCAAAACTAAAATCTTTAGACCCAAAAACTAAAAAAAGAGTTCAGAGAGTATTACAAACTAAGATTAAAAATCCAGTAACAGGTAATACAATTTTAGTTAAATCGGCACTAAAATATGATGATAAACAGGCGGTTAAAAAGATGGCAGTTACTATGGTTAAGCAAGCGTTGGGTAAAAAATAGTAAAAAATAATACATATAATTAATAAGTTATGGCAAAAAGAAAAAGTTTTGATGAGAAAAGTAAAGGGATGCACAAATCTCGTAAACTCATTATTGACACGGTTTTTGGAAGAGAAGATAATACTCAAAGAGTATTTGGTTATGAAAAAGAAGCGGATAAAAAAAGAGAGGTTGGAGAAGTTTGGACGGATGGTGATGGTAAAACTTGGAGACAAGAAGAAGGATTTAAGGCTTCCGTAAATAAAATGGATGATGTTAGAGAATATTTAAAAAAACTAACAACATGCCATTCCGAAGATTGTAAAACCGATACATACGCACAAGCTGATAAAAAAATGATAGTCAGAACAGGTTATTGTGTTGTGTGTATGAGAAAGTTAGAACAGAAGTTGAGAGAAGATGGAACATGGCCATTCTACGAAGATTACAAAATAACTTTAAATAAGTTATCATTTGTAAGAGAGGATAAACAAAGAATGGAAGAAGCGTTGGCAGGAGTAAAAGACCATTTTGAAACTATTACCGAAGATGGTAGGTTAGAAAGATGGGAATGGCAAATAGATATTGAAAAAGTAAAACAAGATTTGAAAAACGATATAAATGGTGCTTACGATGCAATAGAAGCTCTGTTGGAACGTAAAGCAGCATTAGAACAAAAATTAAAAGAATTAAATCACTCAGAGCTTATAAAATAAAAATTATGAAAAAATTATTGAATTTAAAAAACATCGCAATTGCAGTATTGGTAGTAATCGTATTATTGGAATATTTTAATCCAGGTGGTAAAATGCCAGGTAGAACTATCAGAATTGATGGTAAAAAATATGAAGTAATCAAACATGATATTGATACGTTTGAAGTTGTAAAAACAAAAGTAGTTACAAAAAAAGGTGCAGATATTTATCACGAAACAATTGTTGAGAAAGAAGTTGTAATTCCTGCAATCGTAGATACTGCAGCTTTATTAAAAGATTTCTTTGCTAAAAATGTTTACAAAGATACTTTGAGATTACCTGATTCATTGGGTATGGTAGCAGTTACCGATACAATCACTCAAAACAAAATATTGGGTAGAACATTTAATGCAAGTGTAAAACAAAGAGAAATCAAAGAAACTCTTATTGTAAAAGAATTACCAAAAACACAAGTATACTATGGTTTTAATGGTGGATTTAACAAAGCAGATGTTGTATCAAATATAGGTGCAGGTGTTATTGTAAAAACTAAAAAAGATAAAATTTACCAATTAGGTGCAGGTGTTGCAAATAGAACGGTTGATGGAACAAATGGTTCTTTATCACCATATGTTGGAGCAGGTGTATATTGGAAAATTAAATTTAAAAAATAATGTCAGTTCAAGGGCAACCAAAGAAAACCCTTAAAGAGATAATCGCTGAAGAATATCGTAAATGTGCGGCAGACCCCATTTACTTTATGAAAAAATATTGTATCATTCAGCACCCGGTGAGAGGAAAAATACCCTTTCACCTTTATCCTTTCCAGGAAGGTTGTTTAACTGATTTCAAAGAAAATCGTTTTAACATCATTCTTAAAAGTAGACAGTTAGGTTTATCAACTCTTTCTGCCGGTTTTATTCTTTGGAAAATGGTGTTTAATCAGGACTTTAATGCATTGGTTATTGCAACCAAAGTGACGGTAGCAAAAAACCTTGTAGAGAAAGTAAGAGTAATGCACGATTTACTTCCTATTTGGTTAAGAGATGGTAGTAGTTCATCTGTGGAAGATAACAAACTTTCTCTTAAATTAAAAAATGGTTCACAGGTAAAAGCAATCGCATCTTCTCCAGATGCAGGACGTTCGGAAGCACTATCCCTACTGGTTGTGGATGAGGCGGCATTCATTAGAGATATTGATGAAATTTGGTTATCAGCACAATCTACCTTATCAACGGGTGGTAATGCAATTGTATTATCTACACCAAATGGTATCGGTAACTGGTTCCATAAAATGTGGGTAGATGGTGAGAGTGGTGTAAATGGTTTCAATTGTATTAAATTGCATTGGACTGTACACCCTGAAAGAAACCAGGCTTGGAGAGATGAACAAACTCGTATCTTAGGAATCAAAGGTGCATCGCAAGAATGTGATTGTGACTTCGTAGGTTCTGGTGATAATGTAATTGACCCTCAATTATTATTGTGGTATAAAGATACTTACGTTATGGACCCAATTGAAAAGAGTGGGTTTGATGGTAATTATTGGAAATGGGAACATCCAAATTATAATAGACAGTATTTGATATCTGCCGACGTTGCCAGAGGTGATGGTTCGGACTATTCAACATTCCAAGTTATTGATATTGAAGATAGTTCACAGGTTGCAGAATATAGAGGTAAAATAGAAACAAAAGATTTTGGAAATTTCCTAACAGCAGTTGCAACCGAATGGAATAATGCATTGCTTGTTGTGGAAAATTCAAATGTAGGATGGGCAGCAATTCAACAAATAATTGATAGAGGTTATGGTAATTTGTTTTATATGAGTAATGATTTAAAATATGTCGATGTAGAAAAACAAATGTCAAACAAACATTACAGAGATGAAAGACAAATGGTTGCAGGATTTAGTACAACTACAAAGACAAGACCTTTAATCATTTCGGCATTAGATACCTATATGACTGATAAAGATATCCTAATTCGTTCTAATCGTTTGATAGATGAGTTATTTACATTTATTTGGAACAATGGTAAGGCAGAAGCTATGAAAGGTTATAATGATGACCTTACAATGGCATTGGGTATTGGATTGTGGATAAGAAATACCGCATTAAGATTAAAGCAAGAAGGTATAGATTTGACAAAACAAATGTTAGGTTCAGCAAAAATTTCTCAATACCAAAGTGTATATACAAACAACCACTTAAAGAAAAACCCATACGAAATGGATTTAGGTAGAGGAGAAAGTGAGAATTTACATTGGTTATTAGGATAATTATATATTTATAAGTTGATATGATACGACTAATGGATTTATTGGATGAAGACCTTCGCAAATGGTTTGGTAAAGGTAAATGGGGTGGAGCCGGCGGCGGTGGATGGGATAGATATGATAGTAGTGGTAAAAGAATTGGTAAATGTGGTGGTGGAAAAGAAGGAGAAGCGTACGCAGCATGTTTATCAAAGGCAGCAGCTGGTAAATTGGGAAAGAAAGGCAGAGCAAGTTTTGTGAAGAGAAAGAGAGCAGCACAGGGTAGTTCCGGTAGAGGAAAGAAAGGTAGTGGAGCAAAAGGAAAAGCACCTGTGAGAGTGAGTTGGGATAAAAAAGGTAGTGATAAAAAATATAACCCACCAACCTAATATGAACGAAAAGTGGACACAAAAATATAAACGCTCAATAAACTGTAAACACCCAAAAGGATTCAGTCAAAAAGCACATTGTAAAGGAAGAAAAAAACATAATGAAATGACCATAGAAGAAAAAGTAAATTTATTTTTAGAAAAGAATTGCCCAACCGACCCTGGTAAATGGGCAGCATCCAAATCGGCAGCAAAATCTAAATTTGATGTTTACCCATCTGCATATGCAAATGGTTGGGCTGCAAAAAATTACAAATCAAAAGGTGGTGGTTGGAGAACTTGTAAAGAAAGTATCGGAGAATTAAATGCATTAGATGAGTGTTGGGATGGATACAAAGAAGTAGGTGGCAAAATGAAAAATGGTAAAATGGTGCCAAATTGCGTTCCTGTAAAAGAAAATAACGAAGATATGAAATTAGTAAGTTTAATTCCTGTAAATCTGCAAAAAGAAGTAGCAGATGATGCAGCAATCAATCAACCTGGTCGATTTTATGGTGATGATAATGATAATAAAAACATAGATGAAATAGAAGAATATGATGTAGAAAACGAAACGGATATGAAAGAATTCGTTAAGTTTATGAGAGAATATAACCAACAATTATCAGAAGCAACTTGTGATTGTTTATTGGAAGCAGAATATCAGGGTAGAAGTGTTCCTTTGGGTAAACCAATGAGAGGTGATGTAAAGAAATTCAAAGTATATGTAAAGAATCCTGCAGGCAACGTTGTTAAAGTAAACTTTGGACATGGTGGAACATCTGCAGCATCTAAGGGTGAGAAAACAATGAAAATAAGAAAATCTAATCCAAAAGCTAGAAAATCTTTTAGAGCAAGACA